CAAGTGGTGGTCTTACTTCTGTAGGAATTACAAACAGTTCAACATATACAGGGGGAGGAAGAATAACACTTTCAGGTGGAGTAGGTTCATATATAGAAGCAACAGGTTATGTATCTTCAAGTGTATATGTAAATGCACCTACAGGATCGTTTGGGGTATTAGTAGGAGACACATCACAAGCAACATCTTTAGAAGTAGATGGACCAATAACAGGTTCAATTATAAAATCTACAAATGATTCAGGGTTTGTTGGTACGCCACTGATTATACATCAATTTATGGCATACTTACCTAGTTTTACTGATGGTAATTTTTATTACGGTCATAATACTTATGGTCCCTATCACCATGTTTGGACTAATAATTTATCATCAGAACCTACGGATATGTCTGGTTTAGGAGCAGCAAGACATGCTCACTTTATGCATATTGTACCTGTTAATATGAAAAATATTTCACTTAAAGGAACAGTACAAGCAAGTAATGTAGGAGCAGATACAGTTTCAGTAAAAGTTTATAAAACAACAAGATCTAATAGTACTACATCAACTAACTCAACTTTAACTTTATTAGGAACAGCAACATCTGATAATATTGATAATGTAAACCATTGCTTTAATATGGACATGTCATCAACTTCAACAGTAAATGCAGGAGAAGCAATAGTATTATTAATGATTCCAACAGGAACATCCTGTGCTATAAGAGCAAATTGGACACTTTACGGATACACAAACGGAATATAAAAATATGAGTGATATTACAAAAATAAATGACAATATAAACACACAAGTAAGTGGTTCAAATAAATCATATACTTTATTAGATACAATGTTAAAAGATAATAATATTATCTCGGAAGACCATTATATGTTAGCTATTAAACTTTTAAAAGAAAAAATAGATGAACTTGTTGTTGAAGTAAATAAACTTAAAAATCAGTAATGGCAACAGTTATTATAAGACCAGATGCTGTATCATCTGATTCGGGGTTTGATCAAACTGGATCTAACTTATTAAGTAGAATTAATGATAATGATACAAGTACACTTGTAGTTAATAATGTAACAACTGGTGAATTTTCTGTTAGTTTTAATAATGATAGTGCTTATTCAGGAGCTACTATTAATAATATAGTAGTATCTGTAACTGGTAATACTATTAATTCAAAAGTGTCAGAAGCAACATTAGAACTTACATTAAGGGATGACTCAGGAACTTTACAAACAACATCACTAAGCTTTACCCCTACTGAAACTACACAAAATGGAGCAACATATTCAACTAGTTTAACTCCTTCTGTAGTAGATGCACTTATATTAGCTGGCTCAGTTGAAACAGCTGGATTACAAATTAAAGAAATTTTTATTACAGTAGATTATACTGTTGCAGTTGCAACAACACCTTTTATAGGAATGAAATCAGGAAAATATAAAATAGTAAGTGGTAAAATAAAAATTTAGGTTTCCATTTTTTACATATATGTATATCCGATTAATTAATTTAACACAAATATAATAAGTTATGGCAGATAAAAAAATACCATCACCTCAAGAAATTAAAGGAGAAGCTCAAAAATTTACTCAAGAAGAGTTAGATAATTTAAAAAGCTTTCAAACTAGATTAGACCAAATGCTTTCACAATTAGGTAGAGTTCATTTATCCAAAATTAAAATAAATGAACAAGAAGACTTAATAAAAGCTGAAATTAAAAAACTCGAAAATGAAGAGCAAGAATTAGCTAAATCATTGTCGGATAAATATGGTAGAGGATCTCTTGATATAGAAACAGGTACATTTACACCAGCGGAGTAGTTTTTAAAAAGCCAATTATATTTATTAACGGTTAAATTATAATTTAATCGATTACTTGGTCGTGGTTTGCGTTTTCTTTTCATATTTATACGAGAACCAACCAAGGATATAACTTTATAAAATAAATATAAGATGGCAGAACAAATAATTTCACCAGGTGTTTTTACAAGAGAAAACGACCTTTCATTTTTACCAGCGGGAATTGGCGCAATAGGCGCTGCAATTGTCGGACCTACAGTAGAAGGACCAGCTTTTGTACCAACAGTAGTAAGAAGCTTTGCAGAATACGAAAGAAAATTCGGACCTTTAAGTTCTGAAACATTCGTTCCACAAACAGTTAGAGAATACTTAAGAAGTGCAGGATCAGTTACTGTAACTAGAGTATTAGGTGGCGGTGGAGCTACTTACACAACAAGTACTAATGAAGTAGTAGCGTTAGCTGTTTTCCCTTCAGGTTCAAATAAAGGAATATTTTTAGGATCAATTTTCCCTTCTAAAGACACAGATGCTTTACCAGATTTAAAAGATTCAGTTTTAACAAATGCATCTGATCCACTACAAAATAACGCACTTAATGGTATATCTGGTTCATCATATATTACATCAGCATCAGTTGCGGGTACATTACAATTAAAATTATCAGGTTCAACAACAGATTATTCTACTACTTTTGATGCTTCTATTAATCCAACAAGTAACAAATATTGGGTTAAATTATTAGGTGATACACCAGATAATAGCAAAACAGGAGTTGTAACTTATGATGGTATACCTGGTTATGCAGAATTAGAATTTAAAAATCTAACTAATGATGTAATAGCAGACACAACAGGAACTATATATGAAGAATATGGAATAACAAAAACAGCTCAATCATCAGGTTCATACATTCAATTAGTAACTCAAGGAGACACTTTAACATACAGTGGTTTAGCAGGTACAACTGAAGGATATTCATACGCTTCAACACCATTTATTCAGTCAGGTGTAGCAAAAGGTAGTAAAAACTTATTTAAAATTCACACAATATCTCATGGTAGAGAAATGAATACTAAATTTAAAGTTTCTATTGCTAATTTAAGAGAACCAGCAGATATAGATGGAGTAGAACAATATTCTACATTTTCTGTAATTTTAAGAAAATATGGGGATACAGATAAAACACCATTAGTATTAGAACAATATAATAATGTAAATTTAGATCCAGATTCTCCAAATTATATTTCAAGAGTAATAGGAGACAGATACCCACAATATAATGAAACACTAGGAAAAGTAGAATTACTTGGAAATTATCCTAATGTTTCAGAATATGTTAGAGTAGAAGTAGACACAGCAGTAGATTCTAAAGCTACATCACCTAAATTATCACCTAAAGGATTTGCTGCCGTAATTGATCCTATAAATGTCTCAACAGTATTTAGTGGTAGTATAATAAATAATAATGCTAACAGTTATGAAGTAGTATTCCCTTCAGCATCTTTTGAAAGTGTTCAAAGAGTAGGAGCTATAACTCAAAATGAGTATAATTCAAGAGGATATTTAGGGTGGATGTTTGAAGATAAAAAATATGATAATAAAAACTTCTTAAAACCATTACCAGCTACAGAAGAAAAAAATTGTGCTAAAGCATTTAACGTTGAAAACTTTGATGGTCACGCAAGTTCAAGTTTATGGACAGGTTCATTAGGAACTACTTTAGACCCAACAGGAGTAAATGGACCAACAGCAGCTCAATTAAAATTCTCAGTACCATTCCAAGGAGGAACAGATGGTATACCAACTCACAGAATTAAATTTGTAGGAAACGAAAGCACATTAGCAAGTGAATATATACTTGGTACTAATTTATATGGATTTGATTTAAGTAATTCAACCAAAGCTGGATCAAAAGCATATAAAAAAGCATTAAATATACTTTCAAATCAAGACGAATACGATATTAACATGTTAGCATTACCAGGTGTTATTAAACAATTACACCCTAATGTAACAGATGCTGCAATTGATATGGTAGAAACAAGAGGAGATGCATTTTATGTAATGGATTTAGCTCGATATGATCAATCAGTAAACTCAGCAGTAAGTCAAGCAGATGGCTTAGACACCAACTACGCTGCAGTTTATTATCCATGGGTTAAAGTACTTGATACTGCGCAAAATAAACCCGTATTAGTACCACCATCAGTAATAGTACCAGGAGCTATAGCAGCTTCAGACGCAATTGCTGCAGAATGGTTTGCACCAGCAGGTTTAAATAGAGGTGTATTAGGAAATGTATTAGAAGCTAAAATAAGATTAAATCAAGCTGAAAGAGACACACTATACGATGCTAAAATTAATCCAATAGCTACATTCCCAGCAACTGGAGTTTGTATTTGGGGTCAGAAAACATTACAATCAAGATCAACAGCTCTTGATAGAATTAATGTTAGAAGATTATTAATTGCTCTTAAGAAATTCATTGGAAGTTCTTCTAAATACTTAGTATTTGAACAAAACACAACCCAAACTAGAAACAGATTCTTAAATATAGTAAATCCATATTTAGAATCAGTACAACAAAGACAAGGATTATACGCGTTTAGAGTACAAATGGATGAAAGTAATAACACACCAACAGAAATTGACAGAAATCAGTTAGTAGGTGCGATTTATTTACAACCAACTAAAACAGCTGAATTTATAATCTTAGATTTCAATGTACTACCAACAGGAGCAACATTTGATTCATAAAAATTAGAAAATAATATATTTATAATAGAACAATAAATAAAATAAAAAGATGGCAATATTAGATACAAACGAAACTATGTTTACAGCATTTGAACCTAAATTACAAAATAGGTTCATAATGTACATTGATGGAATCCCAGCATACCTTATTAAGAAAATACAAAGACCACAAATTTCTTTTGGTGAAGTAGTTCTTGATCACATTAACGTAAAAAGAAAAATTAAAGGAAAAGCTAACTGGGAAAACATTTCATGTGATTTATACGACCCAATTACACCATCAGGTGCTCAAGCAGTAATGGAGTGGGTAAGATTATCACATGAATCAGTTACAGGTAGAGATGGTTATTCTGACTTTTATAAAAAAGACATTAGAATTAACACATTAGGACCTGTAGGTGATGTAGTTGAAGAATGGATCTTAAAAGGTGCTTATTGTCAAAATGCTAACTTTGGTGATATGGACTGGACTTCAGACACACCAGCAAACATTTCAATGACTATAGTAATGGATTACGCCATCTTAAATTACTAATAGTAAAATTTTTATAAAGAAAAAGCGCCTTTTTGGCGCTTTCTTTTTTCTTACATATATGTATATCCGAACTAGTTTTAAATAAAATAATAACGTTATGGAACAACAACAACAATTTCCCACAGAGGAAGTTACATTACCCTCAAAAGGTTTAATTTATCCAGAATCTTCTCCACTATCTAAAGGAGTTATCAAAATGAAATATATGACTGCTAAAGAAGAAGACATTCTTACTAACCAAAATTTCATAGAAAAAGGAACAGTAATAGATAAATTATTGCAATCACTTATTGTAACATCTATTGATTACAATGAATTAATAACAGGAGATAAAAATGCTATATTAGTAGCAGCTCGTATTTTAGGTTATGGTAAAGATTATGAATTTGATTATAAAGGAGAAACTATCAAAGTAGATTTAACTACTGTAGAAGATAAACCTTTTAATGAAAAATTGGTAGTTAATAGAGAAAATAAATTTGATTTTACATTACCTACATCAAAAACACCAGTTACTTTTAAAATATTAAATCATGGTGATGAAAAAGCTATAGAAAATGAAATTAAAGGTCTTAAAAGACTAAATAAAAATAGTTCTCCTGAACTATCAACAAGACTTAAACATTTAATTACATCAGTAAATGGTGATTTTGAAAAATCAACTATTAGAGAATTCGTAGATACTCAATTATTAGCTAGAGACGCACGAGCTTTAAGAAATTATATAGGAGAAATACAACCAGATACAGATTTAAATTTTGAATACGAAGAAAAAAATGGGGACTTCGTTAAATTACCAATTCCCATTACTCTTAACTTTTTTTGGCCTGACGCCACAATATAGAAATCTTTTATTTAACCAAATTCATGATCTGGTGTTCCATGGTGGTGGTGGATTTAAACACTCAGAAGTATACAACATGCCAATTTGGATGAGAAGATATCATGTTCAAAAAATAAATGAATATAATAAAAAGCAAAATGAAGAAATGGAAAAAAATCAAAATCAAAATCAAGCCCAATCTTCAAATAAACCAACAGGACCTAATATAAGTCCTTCGTCAACATATAATTTTTAAGATAAAGGTATCATAGATACCTTTTCTTTTTTATATTTATAACTATAAAATAATAATATATTATGGCTAACGGAGACGATTTTAATCCAGATAATTTAAAAAGAATAAGCGAACAAGCAGGAGAATCTAGTGTTATATTTAATGAAATTAGAAATGCAGCTAAAGATTTAGATAGATTACTGAGTAAGGTAGCTAATAGGCTAGGAGATGATGTTCAAAAAGCTTTTCGTGAGGGAGCAAAATCAGTTAATGATTTAAATAAAAAAATAGCCAATTTAGCTGATGGAACTAGTAAAGTAAATCAATTAGTTGAATCAGGAAATAATTTACGTGGTAATGCTAATACATTAGCTGATAGAGCAAAAGTATTAGCAGACAGAGCTAAAACATCTACTGGTCAAACAAAAGCATTATTAGAAAAACAAGCAGAAAATTTAGCTAGAGCTTCTTCAGAAGCCCAAAGATTAGCTAATTTTTATGATCAAGCAGCAGCTGCTGCCACAGATTTAGATAGTAATGTACAATTTTTTAAAGGAGCTAGTGATTTTGTTAGTTCTATACCAGGATTAAAAGCGTTTTCAGCCCCCTTTAAACAAGCAGAAACATCAGCCAAAAAAGCTTTATTATCAGGTAAAACATCAGCCGAAGCCTTTAGTATTGCTGTAAAAGAATTTGATGCATCCATAGGTAAATTATTACTTACATTTTTAAGTAAAAGTTTATTTGACGCTAATCAACAAATTACTAACATTAGAAAAAATTTAGGTGTTTCAGGTTTTGAAGCATTTAAAATTAGAAACCAATTTTCAGGCATTGCTGCTTTATCAGGTGATATTAGGGTAAATTCAGCAGCTATATTAAAAACAAATCAAGAATTAAATAATGTTTTAGGTACTGCTTTAGTTTTTGAAACAGAAACATTAGAAACAGCAACCAAAGTATTAGACGCTAAAATACTCACAGCTGAAGCTGCATCCAATTTAGCTTCTATTGCAAGAATTAATGGCCAAACAAGTAAAGAAGCATTATTAGACCAGGAAGCTGTTGTAAATTCAGTAAATGCTGAAAAAGGAACCCGTATAAGTTTAAAAGGAGTTTTAGAAGCCTCTAATAAAGTTTCGGGACAACTTAGAGCCCAATTAGGTGGTTCAGCTGAAGCTATAGCAGAAGCAGTAACTACTGCAAAAGCTTTAGGTATGGAATTAGACCAGTTAGCATCAGCTGGAAGACAATTATTAGAATTTGAATCATCTATATCAGCAGAATTAGATGCAGAATTACTAACAGGTAAACAACTTAATTTAGAAAGAGCAAGATTATTAGCTTTAAATGGAGATTTAAAAGGATTAGCAGAAGAATTAACCAATGAAATAGGAAATTTTTCTGATTTTAGTCAAATGAATGTTTTACAACAGGAAGCTTTAGCTAAATCTGTAGGAATGACAGCTGATCAATTATCAGATACCTTATTTAAACAAGCAGACTTAAATCAATTGATAGATGAAGCAAAAGCAATGGGTGATGAACAAAGATTAAATGATCTTTTAGCTTTAAGTAATCAAGAAAAATTTGCTAAAGCTGTTGAACAAGTTAAAAACGCCTTTGTTGATTTAATGGTAATATTATCCCCTGTAACAGCATTAGTAGGATTTATTGCTAGTGCTATAAGTACATTACCTGGTAAAATAGCTCTAATAGCTATAGGTTTTGGTAAATTAATACCATATTTAAAAACAGCTAAATTATTATCAATAGGTAAAGCAATAGCAACTATGTTTAGTTCCCCATTAGGAATTGTAGGAGGTGTTTTAGGTACCGCAGCTTTAATGACAGCTTTAGCTAAAGGAAATTCAACAAAATTAGCTTTAGGGGGTATTGTTCCTGCATCAGCAGGTGGAACTTTAGCAACTATAGGAGAAGGTGGACAAGCAGAAGCAGTAGTACCTTTAAATAGAGCTAAAGAAATGGGATTTGGGGGAACAGAAATTAATTATGATAAAATGGCTTCAGCAATGTCTAAAGCCCAAGTTAATGTTTCAACAAAATATGATTCATTTGGGGCTAATAGTACTTCAGCAAACGGAGGAAGATACCAAAGTACAGCAAGATATGAGTCTAAGTTTGTTTAATTTATATGTATAATAAAACACAAATATTATGAGTTTAAGAGAAAAAAAATCGTTATATGATAGACATAGTAATGGTACTTTAGGAAACACAGTAGAAGGACCAAATGGTACTGGACCTAACCCTAGTGATGGTGGTTACTTTCGTAATGATGGACAATCACAATCTCCTTTTTTAACTAAGGATGGTGGGGATTATTTAAAAGCTTTACTAACTAAAAGAGTACAAACAGGTAATATTGAAAATATGACATACCTTCCATCACCAACAGTATCAGATTTTCAAGATCTAGATGGTGCTACAGGTGGTCAAGGATATTTTCATGGAGTAGCCAATCCAGGTAGATTTCAAGGAAAACAATTGGGAAATCAAGATCTACATAGAGAATTACTAACTAAATCATACACATACCAACATGGTATTTCAAACCCAGTTACAGTAGGTCCATCACCTGGTCCATCAGGAAATTCTGACTTTCAAGATATAAATGGTGCAGTAGGACAAGCATCAGATTTCTTTGATGAAGGTGTCCTTTCAGGTAGAAAAGGACAATATAAAAATGGTGGTCCCACAGACGGTCGTTACTAAAATTAATTTTAATGGCATTAAAAAATCTAAAATCTAACCTAGCTGTAGGAGATTTAGCTACTACTGAAGCTTCAGATCTAACTTACGGGAAAGATACTGCATATGACAGACCTGGTGAAGGATTTAGTAATGAGCCATTTATTAAAGGTGGTATAAATTTAGGTGGAACATCACGTGTTAATTCAATAACAGGAGGTTTTATACGAGGTGGTTTATTAATGCATGCTGAACGACTATTACAAGATACTGCCCGAATAGGTAAATTTTTAATATCAAATAGAGGCATAACATGGAACGCTAAACAATTAGGTTTACAAAAATCTAACCCAAAAATAAGCGAACCTTCATTTTCTGATTCAGTTGCGAATCAAAGACAATGGAATTTTGGTGTTAACACATTAGCCCAAGTAGTAGGACAAGGTACAGGTTTACACATTAAAAGAGAAGGTATATCACCTTTAGATAAATCTGGTTATGTAGACGAAAAAAAGTTTTTAGAAAATAGTGGTAATAATAGATTAATTCATCTTTATGATAGTCATATATTAATACCCGTAGGAGATACTGAAGATGCATCTTCTTTACCTAATGAACCTAAATCAAAAGTAGGTAAATTTTTTCAAAATGTAAAATCTGCTTTTTCAAAACCAGGTGAAGAATTATATTCATATCAAGGTGGACCTGGATCAACTTATGGTATAGGACAAACTAAAATACAAAAATACGCTGAAACACAAGGTTTTACCACGGTTGATTCTGTAAAAATTTCACTTAATAGTGATGGAACACCTATATTATCAGATTTTGATGTTAATAAAATAATATTTAAAGGAGGAAGAGCTCTTCCTCCCTTAAATCAATTAGATCTAGATAACCTTAATTTAAGAGACAAAAACCTTAATATATTTGGGAACGATGAAGAATCTAAAAATTACCATGAAAAATTTAGTGGTGAAAAAGAATACACATACCAAAGATATAACCCTAAAACAAATAAACTAGAATCCTACACTGTTAAAACGAAACATTTTGACACAATAGGAAAAAATGGTAGAGTAAAATCACAATTACCTAACTATTTAGCTACTTTAGGTAAAATAACAGAAGACAATTATAATAAACAAAGAAGTGATGGTAAATCTTATCATAGAGAAGAAAGAGTTAATTTAGGTAATCCAGGTGGTGATCCTACTAATGGAAATACTACTGTAGATTTACTAAATGCTTTAGATGTTTTTGAATCAAACCAAGATTTTAATGATGATCGTGTAAGAGACTTAATACGTTTTAGAATTGAAGCTGTAGATCCAGAAAACCCAAGCAAATCTAATGTAATGGTATTTAGGGCATTTTTAGATAATATGGGTGATACTTTTTCTGCTAATTATAATGAATTTAGTTATAATGGTAGAGCAGAAAGTTTTTATACTTATAATAGTTTTAATAGGGATGTAAGTTTTAATTTTAAAATAGCAGCCCAATCATCTCGTGAAATGAAGCCTCTATATAGGAAATTAAATTATTTATTATCTAATACAGCACCTGAATATAACAAAACATCAAACAGAATGATGACTCCTTTTATGAGACTAACTATAGGTAGTTACTTTCAACAATTACCAGGTGTTATAAAAAGTGTGGGAATAACATGGCAAAAAGATTATCCTTGGGAAATAACATTAAATGCACCTGAAGGAGGAACTACTAGTGGTTTATTTGTTTTACCACATGTTTTAGATGTAAGTGTCACATATCAACCAATACACGATTTCTTACCACAAAAAGGTATAAATTCACCATTTATTGTACCACATAAAGACAGCCCAATAGCTAACACACCAGGAAGAAGATTATGGAACAGTGAACCTATACCAATAAAGGTTGATGGTGCAGCAGCAAAAATAAAATAATATGTCAAGTAGATTAAGATTCATACAAAAACAAAGAGGAACTAATGGTAAAACAGTACGTAAATATATTAAATACCCTAATATACCCTTATCTGTAGATGATATATATGCAATCACTGTTGAAGGTGATAGATTAGATTTAATAGCAAGCCAATTTTATAATGATGTGGATTTATGGTGGGTAATTACTACAGCAAACCCAAATGTTATTAGAAGAGATAGTTTAGTACTAATTCCTGGTTTACAAATCAGAATTCCTAATCCCAGTAGAATTACTAACATACTAAGATCATTTGAACAAATAAATAAATAAGTTATGTCTATATTCAAAGAAACCTTTAAAGATTTTGTTTTTAGGCAGCTTCGAATAAGAGAAGCAATAATAGAACAGGGGAATGATCCCCAAAAGTTTAGACATAGATTTGGCAGCCCTCAAGTAGATATAAAAGGTAAAAAAACATCTATAGCTGCAGGAGCTTTTTACACTAATACTGTACATAAACAATGTGTTATAAGAATGTCTTCAGGTGTAGATGTTAATACTACAGAATATTTAGAAGGAAAAGAAAATACTGGAGATAGTTTAGCAAAAACTTTTATTTTAGAAGGTGGTTTATTAAAAGATGATAAACCAAGAGCAGGCTTTACAACAGCAGGTATAAATTCAAATCCAGCATATGGTGATTCTGCTATCCGTTCAGACGCTAAAGATGGTTTTGGTATTGTTCCTATGCCTGGAATCATAGATGCTGATATTAGAACAAAAACAGCCTATGGTTCACTTCGTGAAGCAAAAGTAAATTTTGTTTGTCATAATAGACGACAATTAGAAGCCTTAGAACTACTTTATATGAGACCAGGTTTTCCTATTTTATTAGAATGGCAATGGTCACCTTTTATAAATGAAAAAGGAAAAATAGATAATAAAAATTATGGTATAAAAGATGATTGGTTTGATAAAACTAAAACTATTAATGAATTAAATTTATCAATAATAAATAATAAAGAGTTAAGTAGTGGTAATTACGATGGGTTTATAGGTTTTTGTAAAAATTTTGAAATAGTTTCAAGACCAGATGGGGGTTATAATTGTACCACAGAAATTATAGCTGCGGGAGAAGTGTTAGAAAGTTTAAAATCTAGAAGCGATGGTTTTAGTAAAAAAGAAGAAGACAGAATTATACAGATAGATAACATGCAAATGTTATTAGAAGGTTTAGAAGAATTAGGAGAATTACATTCTATTAAAGCTGTTAGAGCACTACCAGATTCTCCTGCGGGAAGTTTATTAGAACTAATCTCAGGTCAAGAAACTCAAACTTTAGAAAGTATAAGAAAACAAGAAGGAATAGAACAAACTATTAGAGCAAGAAAACTATCAGCATCAGAAAATCAAGAATATAATAAACAAAAAACTATTTTTGAGGGTTTTCTTAAATCTTATGATGAATTTTATTTATGGAAAGGAGATGAAATAGGAACTAAATACCCTTGGTATAAACCTAGTGGACAACCATTAAAATCTAAAAGAACATATGTACGTTGGGATCATTTATGTGATTTAATTAATTCCTATGTTTTTCCCCTTCCTAACCCAGATAAACCTGAGGACCCCCTAATACAATTAACTTATGTTCAATCTACAAATGGTAAATATGATATAATACCTGTAAAAGCTGGTTGGGTATTTCCTTCTGATAATGAACAATATATAGAATATGCTCATTATGAGTTCCCCGCTGGGGAGAACTACCGCAAATACAAAATAATTAATAATAATTATGGGCAAGTAAAAGAAGTACCAAAATTATATAAAGCAATTGAAGATAAAATAAACGTTGAAGATCTATTAAATAATAGTTTTGATCCTAGTATATGTTTGTTACCTAATCAAAATAAAAAAGCTAAAAGATATAGTGATTCATCTAACTATGAAAATGCAATAGGTCATATATATTTAAGTGTTGAACATTTATTAAAAGTATATATGCAAATGGCTTATAGTAATGACCAACCTAAAGATAATTTTAACTTTTTTGATTATATTAAAAAAATATGGGAAGATGTTAATAAAGCGTGTGTAGGAAACCATAATTTTATACTTCAAACAGAATTAGAAAGACCTAATAGAATTAGAATAATAGATTTACAAGTAAATAAAACATTAGAAAATATTAAACCTGAAGATTTATTTGAGTTTAAAATACAAAGTAGTAAATCAATAGTTAGAGATTTTAATTTTAATACTACAATACCTAGTGGTTTAACAGCAACTATAGGAATAGCAGCCCAAGCACCTACCAGTGTTAGTGATTTAGATCAAGTTACATTTAAAAATTTTTCAAAAGGTATAAAAAGTAGATTTACAACAAATATTGAATTATCAACTAAAAAAACTAGTAAGGGTAAAAATTTAGATAGAAAAGAAATCTTTAAAAAAGATTTAGAAAGATATAAACTAAATGTAGTAGATTTAGCTTTATATCAAGCCCAACTAATAAATGGAGATTTTGACGATCAAAATAAAATAGATGATATGTCTTTTTCCCAAGCAACATCTTTAGCATCTACTTTACAAAAACAAATAATTTCTTTATTACAAAGAAACGAAATAACAGGTAAGAGAAATCCAATTATTCCTTCTAGAAAATCAGCTGTTATTCCCCTAAAGTTTAATGTTTCTATAGATGGTGTAAGTGGTATAATTATAGGAAATGTATTTAAAGTAGAAAAAGAAAAATTACCTAAAGGATACCAAGCAGATGATATCGCTTTTGTAGTAATGAGTGAATCTCAAAAAATA